ACGTCCGTAGGAAATAACGTCTTTAATTCTTTAATTGATTCCGCAATTTCTTCGTCTGTTTCCCCTTCGACCAACTTCGTCAGCTTGCCTAATTGCTCTGCGCTATATCCCGCTTGTGTTAATGCCGATTGTTTCTTCGTCTGCAATACTTGTGTCTTTGCCGCCTCTACATCCGCCATTGCTTGCTCGTATAACGCTTTGTAGTTCTCTTGTTCTTCTAGTTCCTTACGTTTTGCCTCCGCTTGCTCTTTTTCGATTTCGGCGAGTTTCTCTTTTAACGCGTTAGCCTCATCGACCTTTTCTTTAAAGCGTGCGTAAGGTATTTTGTTATCGACTTTATCCGCCGTTTCTTCTTCCGTGTTTTGCGACGCGTCCGTCGAGTTTGGCGTTTCTAATGTTTCGTCGATATTCGTTTCTTGTTCGTTATTAATTTCGTTGCTCATGTTATTACCTCCGTTTTAACGTCACTTGGACGAGATTGTTATTCGTCTAATAGCGCCAATAAGGCGGCTACTTGTTCCGGTGTAAATTGAGGCTCGGCGTCTTTGCCATCTGCTCCCGGTTCTCCTTTGTCGCCTTTATCGCCCTTCTCGCCTTTATCGCCCTTCTCGCCTTTATCGCCCTTCTCGCCTTTTAGCGATTCAAGCCACGCTTGCTCGTCGCCTTCAAAACCTTGCTCGACGGCAATCTCATACGCTGACTTGCCCGGCTGGCCTGCGCCTCCTCCGCCAATAAAATACGGCTCTTTCGAGTAATGCGGTTTATTCACCATCTTGCGTCACCTCCTTTTGAGGCTCGCTTTCTTCCACGTCAAATAACGCCGAATCTTCTTCGACGTATCGTGATTGCTTGCGCTTGTTATTTTCGCTTTCTATTTCGTGTTGTTTCGATTTTATATCCTCGACGCCTAGACGCTCCATTGCGCCCTTAGTCGATTCAAAGCCCGCTAACGTTTCAAGTTCGAGCAATTCTACGAGGTCCTTTCGATTCTCAGGTAATGGGAATACGAATCTCATCTCGTTATCGTAATCGGTAATAGCGGTTACTGCGTCTTTATCGTAAGAAAATGACGGCCTAGATACGCGTGCTTGCAAATACTTAATCGACTTCTCGTGCAATTCCGCTAAGTTATAGCCCCACGATAACCAATGCTCCTCGGTATCCGTTATAATATCGTGAAACAGTACGTGCAATGCGTCGCCGTTAAGTCCGCCGAAGTTTAATTCTTGCGGAACTATTTGCGGCAATCCGCTTATCTCGTGCATTGCGCCTTTAACTCGCGCATATTGATCCTTAAACGCTTCTTTCCATCCGAAGCTACCCTGCACGTTTTTAATATCGGCTGCTTTAGCGTCGCCATGCGAGTTGATTTCCGCTACTGCTCCGGGCGCTTTAACGAAGTTATCTGACGAGCCGGGTACTGCGTTAGTAATAACGGTAATCTCGAACATCTCGAATTTTAGCGAGTCGATTGCGTCCTCGTTCATCTGATTGAGTACGTCGTTCTGCTCGCGTAAAGCCGCTACCTCCGAATCTCCTTCGCTTGCCGTTAATTCGTTTACCGGAAATTCCTGTATCGGAATAAAGTCGATTCCTAGCGGTATCTTCTCTTGTATCGTCTCTAGCAATAACAAGTCGCTTTCTCGGTATATCGCCTCTTGTACGTAACATTTACCGCCTTCTAACGTAAATGATTGCTTACGTATCGCCGCTACATCTTCGTCATTGACTTCGTAAGTAATATTGCGTACGAAATGCGCCTCCAACAATTCTTCGAAATCATCATCCGAGTAGACGGGTATATATTCGTAATCGGGTCGGAATATCCAACGCAGCTTGCCCGTCCTATCGTTATATACGATTTTACAGACGACTCTATCGGCTATTAAGCGATCTCTTGCCGCCTGTACCAGCTTTGCTCGCATCCTATTTTCTTCCCATAAACGATAAAGTAGTCGCTCATAATTTTCGGCTACTTCGTTCTCTTTCGCTTGCGCCGGCGACGGCTCGTAATCTTCCTTCGATACCTCGTCAAAAGGATCGATTTTCTTACGCGGCACGCTTATGCCGTGCTTACCGCCCATTTGCCAACGAGCTTTCCTGTCGACAATCGCTTTGAAATAATTCGTAGCGTATCGAGTAGGGTCGTAATCTAGTCCGGCTGGGCGCGGCAAGTCTTTCGCCTTTACCAGTCGTCCGTATTCGTCGACATGTTGACGCCCATTATAATATGCGTAGTTTTCTAATTGCTTGCTTACGCGGTTATACGTCTCTTTTCCGATAGCTTGCTGGTAGCCGCTAAATATTAGCGCCGTATAATCATCGGGCGACATTATTTGATAGTCCGTCATAATGCCTTTTGTTCGTTTAGTGTACGACAATTTATCGTCCTCCTTTCGATTTTTAAAATTATTTTTATATTTCGCTTGACGTTCGTCTGATTATCGTGTATAGTTATAATTAAGATAAAGAAACAACAAATCAAACAAACGAAGGGAATTGATTATAATGACAAATATTATTGAATTACAAAAAGAATACATCAACCTTAATAATGCTTTAGAAGCTCACTTCACTAAATACGACGAATTGCCTGAAAACGTGTCAGAAGAAGTTCTTGACGAGTTGGATGCTCAAGCTGAAATAATTTACGATAGGTTAGACGAGATTACTGCTTACTTAGAAAGAAGTATCGCCCCTATCCTAAAGAAGCAAGACGCTTCAGTTAACGATGAGACTATTCGTCACATGTTCGTATTTAAGAAAGAGAAAACGGTAAACCTAGCGTTCAAATTACTAAAGTTAAGCGCCTAATAAAAGGCGTTTTTCTTTTGCTTAATTTACCATCGATTCATCCGTTTTACTGTTCTTATTACAGCTTCTCTTTCCGTGGATGCGCTCACCGCCATTTCTAGCGAGTCCGGCAAGTCATCCGCCGAACCTTGTCCGTAACGTTCGAACTGCTCTAATAATAAAGAGTGATTACGCGAAAATTGTAGCGTCTTATTTTCGATAATAGGTAACATCGCTTCTATTCGTAATTCCTTCCTCGCCCGCGAGTATATCTTTTTCAATCGCGTAAAGGATGGATAGCCCTCGTTAGCTAGTTCATATTTCAAAGTATCTGCGAAAAACTCTTGCGCGGCTACGGATTCAACTGCAATTACGTCCGGCTGCCATTCGAGAACTTTATCTACGTTTACTCCGATGAACTCATCAACTTTTATTCGGTCGCCGTAAGAATCGACAACGTAAATAATTCCGGTTTCTTTATGCTTAGCTACGACAGTTATTGCGGAGTAGTCTCCTCGTTCCTTACCGAGCGCCATGTCTACTCCCATCGAAATAACGTATTCGCTATGCGGGAACTCTTTCGACGGATTTACGTCGTCCCAATACGTAAAAGTATTCGGATTGAAAATCATCGAATCCTCGTCGATAGGGTTGTTCATGTACTCCGTATTAAATGCTTTTGATCCGTTATCCCATTTCCAACGCATCAACTTATATAACGGCTGTACGTCGCCCCATAATACCTTAGAACCTCGAAGTAATTCATCTTTGTTACGCTGGTAAAATTCATCGGCGTCCGCCAATCTATTTGCGTTCTCTCGTTCGATATAGATTTGACGACATTCTTCCCATAAGTCCATACGCTCGGGCTCGTCGATAATTGCCCGATATACTTTCGATTGGAAGTCCGAACGCTTGTGCAATATCGTCATAAGTAAACTCTCGAAGTGCACCGTCGTCCCTACGACAACAAACGCCGTTCTCTCTCCTTTAGGGTCGCCAAGCGCCATTACCGTCTGACTAAACCAATCTCGCAGCTTGTCGCGCTGTTCCGGCGTACTAGCATTTCCGCCCGGTCTAGCGTCCTCTAAGTCATCACAAATAATTAGATCCGGACGAGAACCGTTCCAGTTACGTCCTCGCAACGCCTGCCCAGTTGAAGCCGCTTGTACTAGCGTTAGTTGGCGCTTATGCTCGCCCTCTTTATGCCAAGCGATAAACTCCTCGCTATTATCCTTGTCATTGGCTTGGTCTTGCGGCGATAATAGTCCGCCAAAGTCTCGCCGTAGCTTTTCGTTATATTTAAGCTGTCCGCGAATCCACTCCATATTAGCCGTAGCAACCGAAGGCGTTTCCGATATGATAATGATATATTTACGTAACCTATATACGACTTGATGTATCGGGAAGTCTTTCGTATACCACGTCGATTTAGCGTGAGAACGAGGGGCTGCTACCGCTACTTTTGCGTTCTTTTCATCGCTAGACACTTTATCGATAATATCTGTCATTTCAACGTGGAAGGCGGGCGCTTCCTCTTTCGATGTAATGTCGAATCCTTCCCAATTTCCTGCGTTACCGGGGTTGCGTCCTTCCGAGAAATACTCAAGGGCGAATTCGTATGTATCGACTTCGCATCGGTGGATACGTTCTAAACGTTCAAGCTCCGTAGCCTTCTCGTAATATTCTTCGAGATATCCCGCATCTGCTAGGTCGTCGATAGTCGGATATTGCTCATCCATTAACGACTTATACTCTCGATATACCTCAATGATTTCCTCTCGCTTATCCCGCGCAACCCATTCTCCGTTAATCCATGCGATAATATCGCCCTCCTTTCCGTTGGCTTATTAACGTATGCCTGTATTCGTCGTTTTAAGGCGTGTTACAGGCGTTTTAACGTTTTCTAATACAATTTATGCTATATTCGTATAAAACTCGTTGTATGCCCCTTAAATCAATTAATAACGCTATATACATATTATTTCAATCCTTCGCTTGACTTTCGCCAATCAATCGCTTATACTCAACGTAAATAATTCATCAAAGGAGCGTTTTATATGAACGAAGTACAGCCGATAAAAAATAAGCGTGACATTGATCGCATTAGAAAGGCATTATCCGACAGCCCGCGCAATTTATTGCTATTTACAATCGGTATAAATACCGCGTTGAGAATATCGGACATTCTATCTCTAAGGGTCGGCGACGTGTCCGAGGATTATATTGTCACTGTCGAGTCTAAGACCGGCAAGCGTAAACGTATTAAAATTAATAAAGCGATTAAGCAAGCGATAAAGACTTGCGTTCCTCCATACGCCAAAGATTCCGATTATCTATTTCCGTCAAGAAACGGAGATAAGCCGATTAGTCGTGTACAGGCTTGGCGGATATTAAACCGTGCGGCAAGTAATGCCGGCGTATCTATCGCATTTGGTACGCATAGCCTCCGTAAGACATTCGCTTATCATGCCTATCAAACAGGCGTAGACTTAGCATTGCTTATGCGCGTACTCAATCATTCTAGTCAGCGCGAGACGTTGCGTTATATCGGCATAGAGTCCGAACAGATAGACGATGTTTACATCGACGTTTGTCTTTAGTTAGGCAGGCGTCTTTTCTTTTGCGCAATTAACGTGAAACCTTTCGTGCTTTCTCTCGAGAAATAGATTGCCCGCATCTTCGTATATCCATTCCACTAAGTCAATGACGTCTTGTTTTCCACTTACCCATACTCGAAAGGCGTTTCCTTGCTCGGTAATGCGTCCGTTCAACCCTCTATCGTTAAATATATCGTGTAACGATTCGGCAAAGGATTTAGACGCGTTAGTAACGTTCATTACGTATCCTCTATCCTGTACCCAGCCGTCCCCGTCGATTACTCCCCGTATAAAATGCGGCAAGTATTCGTTAGGGATATTCGGCATCCTTATATCACGGGATTTCGCCTCTAGTACGCCTAATGTCTTCAAATCATCGACAACACGCTTTCGATAAATACTAAGCGTATGTATATCGTTCTTTCCGTTACTTCGTCTCGTTATCTTATAATCGGACTCCATTGCGTCGTTTATCCTCTCAAGTATATATCGCTCATTCTGCGCAATGGATAAAGTATTGCCGCTTATGTTTCCGTCTGTAATTACGAATCCTAGTACGTAAGCCATTTCGTTTGACCACGCCGAGAAGAATGATTCGTTTATAGATTGCTCAATAGGACGTCCTTGCTTACGCATATCGACTCCGTTATTATTCAAGATATATCGGACACCTCGACTTGTTAACGAGTATTCCTCCGCTATTTCAGTCGTGGATGCTCCGTCGAGATACTTAGAAATGATTTCGTCGTTACGTCGCCTAGTTATCGTTAGCACCTCCGATAAAAGTCAAAGTGATTTTTTGTTGTCCGCAGTTAAAACGTCCCTGGCGAACGGGACATAGGAACAATGCCCCGCCCCCGTTCGCCCTTTCGCTGTCTTTCCGAATAGTTATACATCCGCAATGTAACACATTCGCCTTTTGTTACGTTCGTTATCGATTAGTTAATCGCGGTTGTTACCGTCTTATCAACGTTTACAAACATTCGTATTAAACACGTTATCAATTACGTTTTATACATCGATTATACAACGTTGATTCTATGCGGTTTATACATTCAGTGCATAATCGTCTAATGAATACTTATACAACAACGGAATCCAAAGCGTTTGAGGGTCACGCGTCAGAGCCTCGTTGCTGATAAAATGTTAGCTCTGTCGGAACTTTTACGCAACATGACACGCTGTCACATTCGCATCTCTACTATATAATGCGCATATATACGTCACCACTTCCGATTGCCTACCCGTCATTGCCACGTCGCATACGCTCAATCTCCGCTCTCATACGCTCCACATCGTCATCTGCACCGCTATTGCTCGTTACCTCCACACGCTCCGTTAGCGCACCTATAGCCTGCATGTATGTACGTAGCATAGCCGCATTACCCTCGTCTATTATATGCTTAGGTACGGACGCCATAATGTCCGGCAGGTATTCACTAGACTTGACGATAGTCCTACGAGTTACGGCTTCCATGAATACGTCATCCTGTCGCCATGTGTATAGTTGTCTTTCGCTTATGCCGATAGTGTCCGCTACCTCTCCGAGAGTCATTCCGCCTCTGCCCGGCGTAGACAATATCTCGATAGCGTGCAATTGCTTATCGTTGAATCTTCGTTTGCTCATCCATTATCACCTCCTCTTGCTTATTATCTTATATACGCCTACAATGCCCCTATTCGTCCATATAACGCCCATATAGGCGTCCTATGCCGTCAGCCTATACGTTAGTCATGTACGCTTGCATAACGCCTATATGGCGCTTATATAGCATATGGCGGATATGAGCGGCTGGACGGCGCGGGAAACTTTTATTTTAATTTTGAAGGGTGTCTTTTAATACCTCCGATAAGATATATTATTATATCTCCGATAGGTATTATCGTTATATAACGCTTATGTCTTTCCTTCGATAATCTCTTTTGTTTATCGATACTTCCGATGAGGGCGTAAGCCCGAATCGGTATCTTTCTAAATCTCGTTAATTAAATCTCGTTAGGTAAATCTAGTTAACACCCAATTAACGTATATCGTACACCCAATAATTGGGCGTTTCATCTTCGTTAATTGGGCGTTTCATAGTCGCTATTGCCTATCGTCCACCTTACTCGCTCTCCACTCACGCAACCTCTTGCGATCACTTTCTCGCTTGCCTTCCGCATGCTCTAGCGCCTTCTTGTACGCTTGCCAAGCCTCGGGAAACTCCGCATAGAACTCCGCCTTCGATAACGGCTCTAGCGGTACGTAATAGCCTTTCTCGGGATAGTCGATTAATCCGACCGCCTTCAACGTCTCTATGTGCTTGCTAGTCGCATTATAGCTCATACCGTAATCGACCGATAAACGCTCTAAGCTCGGATATGCAAAACCCTCTTCTACGTTGTAATAGTCGATAATCAACGCGTATAGAATTAACATATTCGGACGCATATCCGGATGGTGTACGTAATGGTAAGCGTCAGCAGGGAGCGGCGTAAACACGCCTCCGCTTTCGCTTGGATTCCGTTTATTAAATACCTTTCGTCTGTTATCGTTCATTTTCACTAGTTCCTCCGTTCACTATTCGTTTACTAGTCGGCTAAATTACGCCGTTATTCCTTGCTTGCGCCTTCCTCTCGTCGTACTCGTCTAATAGCTCGCCCAGGCGTTCGTCACGCTTAAATACCCACATGCGATTTCCTGTGCGATTGTGATTCGTAGAAAATTCGTAGCGCAATCCGTTAGCCTTCAAGAAGTGCATTAACGTCGTGCTATAGCAGTAAAACATTGACATAACATAACCTCCGTTTAATTATATTGAACCGCCGTTCGACAACGCTTTATAGCCTCTAGCTAGGTCGTTAACGTCTTTATACACGAAATGATTCGCAAGACTATCTCGCAAATTTCCCGCTAACTCATAACAAAGAGCGTCTAGCTCCTCGCCATCCCTGCTCTGCAAGTAATCGAGGCTAACGCCGTAATGTTCGGCAAATATTGCAAACGTAGTCGCTTGAGTAATGTTTAATACTGCGTACTTTTCGTTCATACGAATTACTCCTCCTTTACTAATCGTCGCTTATAGTCCGCCGACTTAACGCTAAACACGAAAAAGAGCCGGCATATTGCCCGCTCATTAATCGCCTCGTTATCGTCCATTTAACGCTTACTAATACCAAGTTTCGATATTCTTACTCGCTTTTTCTGCGTCTTTATAAGCGCTCTCTAGCTCGCGCACCGCCTTCGTAGTTTCTCGCAATTCTCGCTGCAATCGCTTAAAGCCCGCAACCGCCTCATCTACGTCTGCTGTAATTTTGACCGTTAAATCTCCGCGTTTATCTTCCGCCATGATTATCGTCTCCTTTTCGTTATCATTAATTTAACGCCTATTCTAACGTCTTTGCCACGTTACTAGTCCGTTACTATTCGGATAGGCTAGGACGTTGTGATGGCGTTATTTACGCCCTTTTCCCTTCTACCCCTCCTAGCGTTAAAACGCTGATAAGTGACCATTCAATCTGCGCCAAATAGATATTCACGTATTTTAACGTAGCCAACCTCGCAATATTTTCCTACTATACGTTTATGACTAACGCCCATAATGTCCGCTGCCGCCTCTTGCGTCATGTCTTCGAAATATGTAAGCTCAATCGCCTGCCTCTGCCTAGCCGTCAATCCTGCGTTATCTAAAGCGTCATATAAATCGAGATAAGACGTAGGTATCAACGCGTTGTCCTTTTTAGGCGTCATATAGTCGTATATGCGACGCTTAATGCCGTCATGGTCGGTATATCGTCCTATCGTCACATCCTCATCGCCCGTATATACGTTAGATAACGATAATTCACGGTCACGGCGTCGCTTCAATTGATTATCGCTTAATATAGGGTATTCTTCAGCGCTCGCCTTATGTGGGTTGCCGTCCGTAGTGTTATCGAGGTCTAGATACGTCGCTAAACGGCTTAGAACGCTCGATGGCGGCCTTTTGCCGTTAGCTTCGACGTATTGCTCTACGATAGCGTCAGCGCTCTCTATGCGCTTATTCGGCGGGATTGAAGCGGCCTGCACATCCGCCTTCTTAGCGTCGTAATAAGCGTCAAATAGCTCCGTAATGTCGTCGTGAGCTTGCTGCGGTGTGTAAGGCATATATGAAGAATATTGCGTCATTCTTTCGCCTGCCCTTCGCTTGTATAAGCCTTAGTTCCGGTCCTAGCCTCGATAATCGGGATGTATTCCTCCGTAAGCTCCACGCCGATAAATCCGAAGCCCTCGCGTTTAGCCGCGACTAATGTAGAGCCGCTGCCTGCGAAAGGGTCAAGGATTGTTCCGCCTTCGGGCGTTACTAGGCGTACAAGCCACGCCATGAGATTGGTAGGCTTGACCGTTGGATGATTATTCCCGTTGTAAGCGCCTTTTTGAGACGGGTTATGTTCTCGCTTACCGATGCCGTCTCCCATAGTTTGCGTAAACTTAGGCTCCAGCGCAATCTCCTCGCCTCTCCAATCGCTATTGCGGTCTTTCTTACTCGCCTTTTTCGATAGCTCAGCAGGAGTAACATTCGGCTGCGCCTCCTGCGCTGACGCGACATTAAAATACTTCGAGTAGAATTCGTCGGAATCTAGCGTAATGCAGTTCGCAGGGAAGCGTCCCTTTACGAGAATTTCCGGGTTATCAGGCTTATACGTATCGCCTACGTAGTTTCCGCTGCCTGATCGGATTCCTTTTGGAGAGTACGTCCGTTCTTCGTCACCAATCCTCGACGCATCAATATTAATCGCGCCCGTGCCGTACTTCTCAACGCAATCAGCTACGGACAGCTTGCGACCTGTATCTGCGTCGATTAATGGCTTGCGTACGACTATGATAGGTTCGTGGGAGGGTTTCAGCGCCGTTCCCCATCCGTCCCATTTGTGGGCGAGTTCGGTTGCTGGGGCGGTTATATCTACCGTAGACGCCTCTCCGATTTCCCCGTTACCGAAATCCGCGGAATATGTTACCCCGCCTTTTACGGCTCCTTTATATTCTCCAATCTTCTCCCGCTCGGCCTCCTGCATTAACTCGTCGTAAGTATCGTCTAATTCGAGGATTTCCTTTATTTTGTAATATTCATCTAGTTGTGGAAGTCTGACGCCTGCTGGACGCCCTTCAAACCAAGAATAATTCGTACTTCCTCCGCATACCTCACCGTCCATATACGACAATGAAAGACCTTTCTGTAGACGTTTCTCTTTAATAATCTTCGAAAAGTCATGCACAAACGATGCTCCTCCCTTACGCCTATCAAACGCCTTGCTTACGTCATGGCTTTTCGGGAATCCGCTAAAGTATAGCCATTCGATAACGTCGCGTACCTCGAAGCCCGCTAGTCGCAAGCTAATCGTCATTAAGTCTTGCGTACGTGTTCCTGCGAATACTAGCGCATGTCCTCCCGGCTTTAATACGCGGTAAACCTCGCGCCATATGTCCGGATGAGGAACGAAACTGTCCCACGATTTGCCCATGAATCCGCCGTGACCGTGGTCGTACTCCTCGCCTGCAAGCCATTTCGACAATACCTCGTTAATGTCCGGCTCTTTCGATAAACCGTATGGAGGATCGGTCACAACGCTATCGACCGAATTGTCCTCCATCGTCTTTAATACGTCTAAAGCGTCTCCGTGAATAATCTTTTCTACTTTCGTCAAATAATCAACGCCTTTCAAAATTATTTTTATATTTCGCTTGACTTTCGTCCGTTTATCGCTTATAATTTAATTAACATCAACAAAACAAAGGAGCGTATTGACATGAACAACGTAAAAAGAAAAGAATTTGCCGATAAAATTGTAGAAATGAATGATAGCCGATTAAATAAAATGCTTAATAGTTTAAAAGAAGAAACTAAGTTAATTAAGGAAATGATATATAGCAACCAATCTAACGACGTTGACGAGGACTGGAAAACGGTTAGAGAATTAATTATTAAATCCGACATTATAGAAATAGAGTTAGAATTTAGATAAAGTAAACGAAGCAGCGCTCGCAAGTTAATGCGGGGCGCTTTTCTTATGCCTGTAATAACTTTACCTCGCCAATATCGCCAAACTCTTTCGCCACCCAGCGCCTTGCCTGCTCGTTTGTCTCCTGCTCGCCCTCGCTCGGTATCCACGAGAAATGTTGACCGCTTCTTTAAACGTCTCATACGTAAGAAAATCGTCCCATACAACGCTAATGCCTTCGCCGATAAGGTGCGATACTAGGCGCTCGTCATTCTCGATAGCGTCGATATTGTAATTCTCGCGCCTGCCCATGCGCTCTTTAATATAGCGAATCATATCGCCTTTGCCTGCGCTCGGCTCGAGAATCTTGCCGCCTAGCCATCGGATATTATCGCCTAGCAATCTGTTAAAAAGCGCCTTTGGCGTCGGGTAAAAGTCCTTATTATCGGTATAAATCAATATAACGCCTTCCCTTCGTTTAATGTATAATCCGTTTGACATCCGTCAATACTTCGCTTATAATCGCCTTAATAAAGGAGTTGACCGAAATGCCCTACGATGATTTATTAGACGGCTTTGAAATCGTGCCAGCCGTCGATATGCCCGCTCTTACGCTCGATAATCTATATCGCCTATACGTCAATAGCTCGGCTAGGCGCTTGCTTGGCGTTAAGCCTTACGACATGCTATCGCTCGCCTATCGCCAAGATACGCATGAGATTGCGATAATAAAGGCAAGCGACCGTTTTGATGAGCGTTGGTCTGCCGAACTTATGACGTCCGTGTTTCCGTTAGATAAGCGCCATTATCTGCACGTTAAAGTATTCGCCCGCCTTTACGGCATTAGCGATAAAGGTGCGCCGTATAAGTACGTATATAATAGAGGTGCTAGTGACGGGCGTGTTTTCGTTTTTAGGCGTCTGCAATAAGCGGAATTAAACGCTCGCCAATCGCCTCTATTACGTTTACCGTGACGGCATTGCCTG